TACTTCATCTTGAGCTTTATCACTCATTTCAGTATTTATTAAATACCTGTCTCCGTTTACTATCATTGTTGTCATATCTATATATTTATTGTTTGTTTTTACTATCGTTATCTATTTATTTTATTTTTTATGTTGGTATTTCTACTCATAAAATTCTTTTATTGTATCGTTATGGTATCCCATGCCTCTGACAATCTCAAGCCATAACTCGTGCAATTCATCAAGTTCTAAATCTGAATGGTCTACTTGTGTAGATATTTTCTTATTATAAAATTCTAATGTAATCTTTAAAGGTTTGTTGTGCATATCTATTTGTTTTATTGATTGTTTTAATCTATTTGTATTTACTTGTGTAGATAGTAAATATTCTGTTTCATTCATAGTTTTATATTTTAGTCAAACAAATATATAAAAGATTTTATTAACTACAAAAAAAACCCATCTAAACAAATAGACGGGTAAAAACTAAAACTAAATATGAAAACTTCGTGAGAAGATTTACAAATATAATCAATTTTATTTAATAAAGTTAAATTTCATGTAATTCTTTAAACCTTTAAAAGATTCGTTTACAAAACCTCTTCTGCCAAGTTTAAAATTATTCTTTATCCAGTTAGAACTTGGTGATAAAGCTGGATAATTAAAATAATAAAAGTCATCAGAAGTACACATATCAAACAATGCCTGGTGAGAATCACCTTTTTTAAATATAACTAAATCAGAATTTTTATATATTTTATTTTGTTTACAGTACTGATCTATTTTTTCAGCTCCTTTTAAATCTAAATGAGGCTTAAAACCAAATTTTAAAGATTTGTCATCTTTACCATGAGTAATAATAAAACAAATATCATTTACAAAATAATGATTTATAAACTTTCTGTGATTTGTTACCGTTACATTTGTAAACTGTAATTCTGCAATTTGTTTGAATGCTTCATTAACAAAATAACCAAAGGCACCGGAATGATTGTCATTACAAATATTATTAAAATGTATTTCCTGGTAATTATCAACTAATCCGTAAAGTATTTTTAGCTTAAATTCTAAAGCAGCATCAAAACATTCCTCATTAGTCATGTTCTGAGGCAAAGAATGTCCGCCCCTAGTTGTTTGTGCATTAAAACCGTCTAATAAGTCGCCTAATTCATCAACGTATAAAATAGAGCTTTCTTGCTCTTCTAGAGTTTTTTCAATTACAATATCAGCAGATTTCATTAACTCTTCTTTGTTCCATTCTTTTGAGTACATTGTATTATTATCTACATCTGTATCCATTCCGATATGAACATCAGTAATAGTTAAAGTATCAAAATCTTTAGATTCTTCATGTTTTTTTACTTTCTTTTGTTTTATTGGTTTAATGTACTTTTTAATAATACTTTTAAAATCAAAAGATTCAACAACTTCTGAAGGTGTTTCTTTTTTTGGTGCGTATTGAATCCATTGCTGACCAGTTGTTTTAGAAGTGCTTATTTTTATAACCTCGAAACCTTCCGGTATATCAATTGGTTTAGATTGTAATTTTTCAACAGTTGAAACTATTTCACCGTCTTTATCAAACTTTTTTTGTGTTTCTACAAATTTACGTTTGTTTGGTTTAGTTCTTTGTCTTAAAACAAAATCCCATTGTTCTTGAGTTAAGTAATAACGAGCTTGTTTTCTGTTAGATTCGTTTTCTTTTACTTTTAAATTTAATATTTCTGCTTCTTTTTTATTTAACCATTTTACTAACTTACTCATGTTTTTTTGTTTTTTGTTAATATTAAAATAGGGATGCTATTTAAACATCCCTATTGCATTAATTAATTAAAAAGGTAAATCACCAGCTTCAACTTGTTTAGGTTCGTTAGTGGTCGTCTCTGATTTTAATTTCTCGATTCTCCAGGCTGACAAACTTGTAAAATATTTATCCTTCCATTCGTTTGTACCAATGTTAAAAGATACTTTTACATTATCGCCTTCTTTTTGGTATTTAGTAAGATTTTCAACTTTTTCTTGTCCAAATACTTCAAAACAAAATATTTGTTCTTTACCTTCGTATCCGTCTTTATTAGATACAATAAAACTTTGTTTTTGCCATTCGTTACCGGTTGATTTAGCTGTACCGCTTTCAATTGGTAAAATCTTTTTAATACTTCCTGTAATTGATAATTCACTCATAATTTATTTATTTAATTTAGTTATTATTATTATTTATTCTTATTCTTTCAATTTCTCGCTCTAAATAATCTTTAGCTTTTAATAAATCTTGTAGTTCGTCTTTCTTTTTTCCAGCTCTACAAATATACTTTAAAATATTTCCTCTTGAAAAGTTAAGGTTAAAATCATTTATAACGTCTATAACATCGTAATCCTTTCCGTTGTCATAATGTATTTGAGTTGCTCTTTTCATAATTTAATTATATCTATTTATATATAATTCACAAAGTTTTGTCGCTTCTTTTTTAGCCTTAACTAATTTTTTAAATTTCGGATCTGTTTTATAAAGTTCCTCAGTATTGCTAATGTGTTTAAAATCTATAACATTTACAATTTCTCTAAACTGCAATTCAAAATCAATTAACTTTTCAGCAGTTATTTTAAAAGTTGTGTTTATTGTAACTATATCTGTTGGCTTCATGATAATTTAGCTTTTAATTCATCTTTTAAAGAAACCATTGCAGACTGTTCTGTTCTAGTTAATCCAGTAAATACCGCAGCCAATTCTTTTAACGTTTTACATTCTTTTAATTGTTCAGACGGTTGTTTTCTTTGTGGTTCTTCGGGTAAATCTTCACCAGCGTAAATATAAAGTCCTAAACCGTGTAATGCAATGGCTTTAACTGTACATCTTTGAATAGCCTTATTAACGTCCATCATGTTAACTTTATCAGCCGGAATAGATGCGTTTCTAAAATCCATAACTGGTAAGTAATTAATATGCTCTAAACCTTCAATAGTAACACCTACTTTTACAATAACTCCAGCTTTAGAGGCAAAATAAGGCATATTTGTATTTTCGTCATGATATACTTTAGATGTTGCAGTTGGTGAAACCTTTTTTAATTCAGCCCAAGCAAATGCCCAGGATAAATAAGTAAATTTACCTTTTTTTTCTGTTTTACTGTTTACGTTTACTTTACTTAGTTTTTCAAATATTTCCATAATTTAATAATTTAGTTTTTCAAATTTAATATTAATTTATTTATCGTGCAAATTTTTTAACATTATAAACATTTCAGAAGCAGTATAATTTTGTGCTTCAATACAACTATCAAAGTGTTTTTTTGTTTTCTGAGTTCTGCCTTTATGCGTGATTGTGCCAATATATTTACCTTTATTTTTTATAACATTTACAAAATAGCCCCTTCCTTCTACTATATTAGTCATTTTAATAAAATCCGGTAATCCTAAAAACCTATCGTTTTTTTTCATGTTGTTGATTTACTTTCAAAAGCTATAAAACCTAATTCATTTAATTCCTTTAACCTATATTTTTGCAAAGGCTTTAAAGTATCATTTTTTTCTTTACATTCTATAAATATAGGTGGCTCACCTTTTTTTAATGCTAATAAATCCGGGATACCATTTTTATTGGTTTTGATTAAATTTATAACATAATAACCCTTATTTTTATATTCGTTAATTACTTTATTTAGGTGTTTAGATGCAATAATCTTGCTTAAATATTTTTAAATTATAATCCTTTTTGTTTTTTACAGATTTATAAATTTTTTCTTCTATTCAATTCATGGAGAAAATCCAAAAAACATCATTGTTTTTGCGTTCCATTGTTGTTAATCGATCTCTACTTTGCCAATAACTAACAGCAGAAAAATCAATATTGTAATAAACTAAATAATCTGCATTTCTTAGACTTATACCCTCTCGACCGCTTACTATTTGTAAAGCTATGTTTTTATCTGAAGTATTAAATTCTTCTAAATTATCGGTTAAATTATCTTTATATATTTCTTTTAATGCGTCATATTCTGCCTTAAATTTATAAAAAATACCTATTTTATTATTTTTAAACCATTCCTTTATAAATTCAGCTTTTGAGTAATCTAAAACCTTTCTTTTACCGCTTTCAAATTTTACTGTTCCGCTATAAAGTTGATGCAATTTTGATTGTAATTTTACACTAGTATCAGCTAAAACAACTTCGTTTTTACCCTCTATTACTAAATCGTTTTTCAATTTTTCACAAAGATCATAAGTCAAACTATTCATGTCGCAGTATAGAATATTTTCATTTACGTTAGTTTCAAAACCAGCTTGTTTTTGTGTAAATGTAACTAAATATTTATCAATAATAGGCTTTATTTTATCATAATTAGCCTCTGAATAATCATTTACGTTCGCATAGCCTAAATACTTTAATTTTACATTAACGTAACTCTTAGCCCATTTATAAAAGTTATTTTCTTTAAACGGTGAATAGTTAGAAACCCAAAACTGATGAAACACTTGGCTGTAACTTTCGGGAAATGGTGTTCCACTTAAAAAAACCATAGGCAAATTACTATATTTCTGTTTAAATATTTTAGCCGACTTATTGGGTTTTGGAAATGCGCCGAACCTATGATGTTCATCATGTATAACAAAATCAAAATCTAACCCTAATTTATGGATGCTTTCATCATTTAAGACTGTTATATCAAAAGTAAAATTAAAGTTGCTGTAATCGTCTAATATTGATTTTATAGCTTTCTTTTTAGTTAAGAATAAAACGTTTTTAGCCTTGTATAAATTTGCAATATTTAAAGCTGTTAATGTTTTACCGGTTCTAACCTCCATGCTTAGATAAACAATTTTATTTTTATTTAATATGTTTACGGCTTTTTCAGATATTTCTAATTGATACGGTCTTAGTTTCATAATTAAAACATTGTTAATTGTTGTTGATGTTCTTTTAATCTTTTCATTGCTGCATCGTAGTAATCTTTGTCAAGTTCACAAGCGGTAAGGTCAAAGCCTAAATTGTGACAAGCTAAAGCAATAGAGCCACTACCCAAGTGAGTATCAAGTATCTTATCGCCTTCTTTTGCGTAATTCATTAATAACCATTCATATAATTTAACAGGCTTTTGTGTTGGGTGTAGCTTACCTCCGTTTTTATTATTACATCCCATTGCCGAGCCTCTTGACATGTCAAAACATCTGATTGTTTTATTAAAACTTGACCAAGCTAATTCTGCATCTGACATTGTGAAATCTCTTTGTACCTTATTCCATATCAAAAAACATTGTGTTGGTTTTTTAATTTTATCTATAAAGTAATTCCCCCCCCATATTATTTGGTTTTTACTTACTCTAAATAATTCATCAAAATACTCTTGACTTGGTGTTTCATTATCCCATTCCGTTTCTTTATATTGCTTAAAACCTTGTTTTCCTTTATTAGCATTCATTGCCTTGTCTATACCAATACCATAAGGCGGGTCTACAATAGCAAGGTCAAAATAGTTATCGGGATACCTTGCCATTAGTTCCATATTATCTTCGTTTGTTATTTCTATCATGATTATATTAATTTAATTATTTTAAAATGGGATTTCATCTTCTTGTTTTATTTTATTATTATTAATAATTTCAAACCATCTGTTTCCGTTTGTATTACCTTGCTTGTAATCTAAGTTTAAAAAATTAGCATATTTTTTAACCCAAGTAGTGAATTTCTTTTGACTTAAATACTTTTTATAATCTTGGTATTCATTTGTAAACAATGTAAACATTTCAATTTTATTATATCTTACATTAAAACTAAAATTGTCATCTTCACTAATCCATTCGTAAAACTCCATTGAAGATTCAGCTATAAATTTTCTCATTTTTATATTCTTAGCGTTTTGTTTTATTA